TTTCTTGTGTTTCCATCTTCTCTTTTTGGTTCTGAACGGAATAGGATACCTTGCGGGTCACCTTGACCTTTTCTCCTATTAGTTTAACTGATTCATTTTCAATTTCATAATTTTGTTTGAAGTATTCTGTCTGCCCATTGGCTACCATCGAGAAAATGACAGAATTCTGGTCGATATCTTGGGCATACGCCCAAGTAGAATCGCCGGTAGGATCGTATTTGTCGTAAGCGGCATTCACTGCATTCGCAATCAAAACAGGCACTTCGTCTGCCTTAGTCGGCTTGGCCGACTTGTTGACCAGTAGTCCGGCTCCGTCTTTGAGCGAACAAGCCCCTTCACCTTCAAGAATGATCGCTAGGTGATCCGGCTTGAATGCTGTGGCCTTGGCGATGTAATCTTTACCGTTGTAGGTGCCGTTAGCTATGAGAGCTTCGACAAACAATCCGGTGCTGACTTCTAGCTTGGTATTGGCCAAGAGTGCAGAATGCACTATTTCGGCCCCTTTGACCTTGCTCAGTCTTTCGGCGTCGAACCAAGCCTCGGCTTGTAGCTTTTTGGTCTTCCGGTTGTACTTAGTATTAAGTACCATGCCGATAGATCGACTATCCAGCATCTCGGGCGTGCATCCGGAAACCTTGTTACCTGAATTATCTTCAGGGTGTCCGATGGTGATCGGACGCGCATTCCAAGCAGAGATGGAGGCGGTGATGTCTTTTTCTTCATAAAGCACAGGCCCGGCGGAGCCGGGCCAAACGCCTTCAACCAACATCGAAACCGGGGCTACGAGGTAGCTACGACCCTGAAGAGTCTTCTCTTGTACTTTGTTCGATAGGTTCGCTATCAGTTTTTCCATCAGATTCTCCAGTGGCAATATCGGCTACCCAGGCAGCTATGGCACCGACGACGGTGGGGATATAGAGTGCCCAATTCATATTGGCGTTGCCCTTCTCGATTTGTCGCATGTGCGACTCGATAAGGTCAGCTAATTCCATATCATTGTACTTTTTCCCAGGCTCAATACCTGAATTCACGACATCGAGGTCATTGGTGATGTCCAACGCGGAGGCTAAAGCCTCCCTTTGATCCCCTTGACGGAGCGCGGCTGCCATTGATAATGCGGCTAGTGTGTTGAAGTCTTTCATTTTGCCCTCGGATGCTATTCAAATAAGGCATAGTACAGCATTAGAATTTCTTCTTCCTCTGTTTCGTACTGCTCTATTCTAACGGAATCCGGCTTTTTTGTGGTTTTTGGCGGTCGTTTGCGGCGGTTACCGCCGCCGAAGAACAGCTCCAATTCAGTAGGCGGAGGAAGTACGCTATCGGCCACCAATCCCAGATAAGCGTAGTTCTTTGGGTTAGTTGATGGCTGTAGCCCGAGAAATGCAGCATTTTTTGCTAGGGCTACCATTATTGTCTCGTGAGTGTGGTTCCTGACGAATTAGAAACTACGTTTAGCTGTAACGTCGGACCTGCCGAGATTAGGGCATCCGTGTTAACCAACGGGTTAGCGGAATCCAAGCCAAGACGCTTCCAGACTTCCGATAGCTGCAAGGCAATGTTGGGATCTTTCAAAGCCAACTGGTTTAGCAAGTGCCCAGCCGAACCTGGATTGTAGGAACCAGGAATTGCGGTCGCCCACGGATCGCTCCCACCCCCGCCGGTAGTGACAACCGTAGAAGCTGCCGATTGAATCAGGAGGGTTTGGACTCCAGCCGTGTAGGCGATTGGGTCTCCTCCTGGTCCACCGACGAGATTTCCTCCTGCGACTCTGGCGACATAGTTTCCACTTGGAAAACGAAGTTGCCAAGACCCCAGAAGTTCGACGGTGAGACCCACTTGGACACCAACCCCAAGGGTGTTGAGTCCGGAACCGGAGGCAATTCTGGCATAAACAATTCCTTCTGTTGAGGCTTGCGCTAACTTGCAAGCGGTATACAACCCAGAACAGTCAACATCTACATAGCCCGAATCCACATCAATGAATGATGTATCGAAATCGAAGGTAAAAGGCGCTATGTAAAAAGCCATTACACATCACTATTTCTTGAAGCGTTCACCGAAGCTCCTGCACTGGTAACCGACAACAAAGTGTTGAAAGGAATGATAGGGCTTCCGCCGGAACCGTTACGCACATCGACCCGAGCCGTGAAGTTACTGCTGTAGATAAATGTTACCGACTCCGAGGCACTTCCGGCCACTCTGTCAAGGTAAGGAACAAACACATCGTCTGCCGTTACGATGTTGCTTGCAAGCCCAGGCGACAACCCAGAGAATGTTTTCGTTCCTGCATTGAAAGAGGTGTAGGTGTATCGCAGATTCTTGATGCGTATCACTCCAGACGATGGCGTGTCGGTCTTAATTGACTCAACCACTTGGATGGAGGTTGCACCGCTGGATGCTGCGACTGGAGTGTACTCGTCTTTGAGAATCCCACCGGAGCCGTTTTCCCTGGCAGCCAGAATACGATCTCCCGCCACCAGATTCCCCAGAGTGATTCCAATCAACGTGGGCGGAACTTGACTGGTGCCATCATGCGCAATGAGTTGATATCTTGTAGATTCGGCTGGTAAGACGCCTGTCAGATACCATCCTTGGGCAGCAAAGAATGTACCCCCTGCAAAGGTCCCAAAAGGGGCCGAGGGTATTTCTGTGTAGGCTGAGTTCAGCACACGGTAACGCCATCCAGGGATGCTGTTCAGCGTAGCCGCACTATTCTCCCGTGTGAGGTATTGCAGATACTGGTAGGCTTCCTGCAAGGTACAACTGCTAGTCAGGGCAATAGTGCCCTTGTACAGCTTGGCACCGTTACCATTCCCCAAGTCTTGGGTCGTATCACCAAACGTCACGGTGACCTTGCTGGACAATGCCGCCGCACTAGCCTCCGATAGAACTACGTTCGGGTCCAAAGCTGTTGAAAGAGCCGCGTTGCTCTCCCCCCCAGCCGAGAGGTTTACATCGAAGTGTGAGTATGTCTGGCCCCACTTACGACTGAATGCAGTGACGTTTCCTGAGTCGATAAACGCCCCACCAGTCCGAACCTTAACCAAAACCTGAACGTGCCCATCAGACCAAAATTTCGTCAATTTTGATCCACTTTGTACCACATAAATCGGGCTCGCCGCAACGATGCCACCGATTGTTTTTAGCCCCGAGTACTGGACTGCCGCTGCTTGCTGCTTGATAGACCCAAAGTTGATGAACTGCGCTGCTGTGTCATCTAGGTTGAATGCCACTGATCCATCTGTCAGCAAGTTCAATCGAGAAGCAACAGCCACATCTCTCGGACCGTCCAGCTTCGAAGGGTTAGGGGCAAGGATGTCGAGCAAGTCGTTACCGGATGCCGCTGCATCGTCGGCCAAGTCTTGTAGCCATTGGTGTAGCTCCAGGACAGTATAAACGGCAGTGCTAGCCCCACCTTGACGACGAACATCGCCTGTCGCGGAAATTGTGAAGTCGGTTTCAATCGGCATATTTTATTTCCTTATTGGTCTGATTCTTGTAAAGCAACAACATTTGTGGTCGCCGTTGGTGAGATGGTCGCTTGAGTTACCCAAGGCTTGTAGGCTGGAGTGCCGCTGGCATTCCTTGCCTCAATCAGGACGGCACCGGTGTACTGGAAGTCAAAGTTGAGGGTTGTGCCAGCGCCGCAGGATGCTTGTTGCAGCAAAGCGCCGGTGTCGACCCGCAAAACTTTGACTCGTGACTGAGGCACAAGATTGGTGATGTTCACCAGTGACCCAGGCAAAGGATGCGGTATCTGCTGATCCGTCGCATTGGTCTGGATGCCAGCCGAAAACCCGGTTGTGAGCGTGGTTGTTGCTGCCACAGACGGGCGGCACCGGATTTGCAGCAAATAGCCATTGGTCGGGCTAACCGCGACGTTCACCGGCGAGAAGCTGATTGTACCGCTTGCGCCAAGCGGGTTGGAAATGAAAGCGTTCGAGACGGTAATCACGTTTCCGGCGATGTTGGTAATCGTGGTATTTTGCGGCAGCCGGAAGGTGCTGTGCTGGATAAAATCTCCAATCTGCGGCTGGCGTGCCAGCGCAGCCAGATCGGCCGCACTCACCGTTACTGTGGTAGCACCATTCGCCGGGTCGCCCTGCGTCCGAACCGTATTCGCAAGGAACGTCCAGGACGCGCCGAACCCGCTTCCAGTATCAATCTTATATTCCCAGATCAGGTTCTGAACATCTGTCCCGCCGCATGATCCGCCGCCACCGAAAGCGGTGTGACCGTAAAAGCGATAAGGCGAGGTCCAGACCGCTTCATCCGTCAGCTTCGAGAGAACGATGCTCCCGTTTCCGGTGTAGCCAGAGCCGGTTCCAAACGTCCCAGAAAGTTGACTTGCTGAAGCTGCGGTCGGCTCGTTCGCCATGACCGAAATGCGCCCGCTCGTAGTGGAGTTGTAAGCATCATCCCAATGTGTACCGTTGCAGTTTGCGAAGCCGCGCCGGAAATTGGACCAACGCCCGCCCCGGCTGGTGATTGACTGTCCGCTCAAGTCGGTGAACTGTGATCCGGTCGCCCAAACGTCGAACATTTCAATCAGAGGCATGCTTTGGGTGAACAACACCGGCCCGATGCGATTGTTCGTAGTGTAGATGCGCCGAAACGTCGCCCGAGAACCTGGCCCACCGTTCAGGATATAGCCCATTGGATTAGCAGAACCGCAGTCGTAAGGCGCAGTTGGGGTGCCGATGTTGGAGATTTTCAGGTTGGTGAAGTAGCCCGCAGCAAGATTAACGATAAAATCGTACGGGTGCACATTGGCCAGCCCGCCAAGCGATGCAAAGCCGTCAATCTCGATGTTCGTGCCGGTGACGGCGAAAGCCTGACTCGCCATCGCCGGTGTGCCGCCAGTCATGACATCCGCGTATTTGAAATTCTTGATCAGGATGTTTGAGTTTCCTGCGGTGATTGAAGTCTGGCCGTTGATAACTTCGCAGTCCTCCAGAACGCAGTTCGACATACCCAAGTTAACAGTAACAAAATTGCCAATCCCACTTGCCGGAACCCTCTGGGAAATGCCCTGCCAGCGGGCGATCAGGTCAAACCGGCAACGTCGAAACTCGACATTTGTAGTGTTCCCTGCTGAGAAAACCGTAGTGTTACTGCGGCGCGTGAACCGGCTATCCGTTGCACCCCCGGCAAAGGCGTTTGCAAGCGTAAGTGCCACAGTGGCGGAGGCAATCAAGCCCGCGCCCACGCAGCAATTAGCGATTGAGGTGCTTCCGATAAACTGTGTGGTGCAGCTATCGGAAATTACCATGTTGCCGGTGTTGAACCAATTCAGCACCGCGCCCTTCACAGTGGGGCCGGGATTGCCAGATTGGAAATAATACCGCGTGTTCAGCGCGGTCAGCATCGGCGCGGCGCTATCTACCGGCTGCGTGGTGGACAGGAAGACGTTCGGTATCCTGACCTTGCAGCCCGAAGGCGGCTTGAAACCTGCATTGTTCGCCCCGCGAAGCGCAAGCTGCACCGTCCCCGCGATGGGGTCAACGCCGCAATGCTTCCCGCGAACATCCGTAGGAATGAACGAGAACGTCGCCATCTCCAGCCGAGACAGGGCGATATAAACGCCTTCGGCAGCGTTGCCGGTGAAAGACGGTAGGCCAGTGACATAGGTCGGGGTCGCGGAGTTCGACGTGGCGATAATGCACTGACCCGTCTGGCCCGCGCCTGTGAGGCTAATCGTGACGTTGACCCGATACCAGCCGTTGCCAAGCGAGGTGATCGACGAGGACGTTCCGGTCGGGCTTCCCACGTTGGGAATTGCACTAAGCGTCCCTGCGTCTAAGTCCACCAGCACACCAAAGCGGTCGGCACTGCCATTCGCGGCAAACTGTACCACGGCCCACTGGCGCGTCTCACGCTTCAAGACAGCGGAGAAGGTGTAGGTGCCAGCCGGAAAGGCAGTGTTGTATCCACTCAGGGCAAAAGACGCGGTATGCACGCCCGCCGCCGCAGTTTCCCGCAGGCGTTCCGCCGCTGGATAAGGGAATGCTGAAACGGCATTCCTTGTCAGCGTGCCATTGGTGATGGTCAGGGCTTCATTGATATAGTGATGCCCGTTCCAAATGTCGCCCGCATTGGAATACCATTCATACACGCCCGACCCCGGCGCAGTCTCGATCTGAATGCCACCCAATTCTTCGCGCACCGGCAGCGTGAAGGTCTGGTTATCCGCGCCGTTCGTGGTGCCGAGATCATACCAGTCGCCATCGACAACGCAGGACGACAGGCGCGGCACTAACATAGAGACGGCGGTGGTGCCTACAGTCCGGGCGACCACCTGAATAGCGCCCCGCTTGCCCGCGTTTGTCGCAACAATCGTAGCGCCACCGGGCAGGGTGATTGTCTCGCCTGCCTGAAAATTCCCGGTCTTGGACCGCAGTTTGATGTAGCCCGAAGCAGGCATGGCCCCGCCCGCCGTGGCAGGTGCGAACGATCCACTTGCCCACACCCGCGTAAGCTCGCCCGTGGCCCCACTGGTGCCGCCTGTGACCGTGTTAGACCCAAGGGCAGCTTGCGTCGGGACATTGCCCGTAGAGGCGCTGAAAGGCACTTCCCATACCTTCGTGCCGTCGATCAGCACCGACCCGCCCAGCGTCGAGGATAGCGTGACAATGCCGAAGTCCGCGTTCTGCTGGTTCCAGCGCGTGTCCGCGTCAATCGTCAGCGACCCGCCGTTAATCGTGATGCTCTCACCATCCAGCAAACCGCCAATAGCGGCACTGTCATAGTTGACTGTGGTGGTGATGGTCTGGTTGGCCATACTATTCTGCCTTAGTTTGTAGGCCGGTTATTTTCCCATCACTGTCCCGAGTGACCGTGATTTCTTTGTTGGGTTTCGGTAGTACGATTTCTGGGTTCACGTTAACGACTACTTCAGGGGCCGCTTGTTCCGGCATTTGTACATTCACTACCGGCGGTTGTTGTTCAGGAACCTGAACATTAACCGTAACGTCCGGAGTGCTTTGCTCAGGAACCTGAACATTGACGATAGGAGACACATGCACATCCGGCGAAGCCTGTTTCGGCACCTTGACTGTAAAATGCACATCAGGAGCGGCTTGTTGTGGTACGTTCACTGTCATCGGAGGTACGTGAATTTGTGCCGGTTCTTGGCTGATATGGATGTTTGTGGGTTTCTTGTTGGATTCTATCAAGGCTTTAATCAGCCTGTCAGATTTTCGTCTTGTTTTGGTAGTCTCTTTCGCATTGGTCACCGGCCTCGCCCTTTGTACGGCATTGGTTGGAGTCTTGGACGGGTCGCGTTTATTTCCTGGTTTCGGCACCTTTGGTATGGAACTAGGGGCATTTCCACCGGCGGAGCCGGTCATGCCCTCAAGTTGCTTGAATACCAACGAATGCTCAGTCGGCGGAGCCGACTCTATCGCCTGTACCTGTTGACCGGAGTATCCCATTACCTTGCCTAAGAATTCCGCTCGCGGAATAATGGCTTCGGCACCAGCAGTAGCATATCGGGCTAAGGCTTCGGAGAAGTCTTTAGCGACCTTTGCCTGTTCCATGATGTTAAGAGGAGCCATCGGCTCCCACTTGACCATGTAGGGCAACGGCTGGTCTTCTTGTGGTGTTGGTGTAGGCAATGCGCCTACTTGGATCAATCGGTCGATGAATGGACGGATGAGCGATGGTGTGACGTATCGCTCCTTTCGGAGCATGATCCGCTCACGCCATGTGATCGTATCCTGCGGACTATCTAACTGACCTTGCTGGGAACCCATGAACGTCTGCATAGGGATCGCCTTAGTCATGGCGATCAGTTTTAGAAGATTGTCAGTGTGGCTCGTAGGGTCCGCAATCTGCGGAGCAATTGACTTGACCGATACGCCGACCATAGTAATGTATCGCTGGAGTCCTTCTGCATACATCTTCACGTCTTCGCGGAGAGCGTCCCGCTCTTCGGTGGAGAATTCTCCGTGTTTTGGATCGACTTCGAACGATAATCCAGGGAAGCCGCCCTTCCAGAACATCTCGCCGGAACCTCCGGCGACTTTGCGTAAGTCCATCAACCGGTTCCAGACATTCTCCATTCTCGGCTGGCCGAGGA